GAGCTACGATCAGGGCCGAAAGAAGTTCCAAGGCACGGCAAAGCATCTCATCTGGCTCGACGAGGAGCCGCCAGCCGATGTCTACACCGAATGCCTCACGCGCCTCATGACGGTCGGCGGCCACATGCTGGCGACATTTACACCTCTTGAGGGCGCGACGGACGTGGTGCGAAAGTTCCTTGGGTTTATGGAGGACAAGGCAGCGTGACTTTCTGCGTGCAGGCTGGATGGAACGACGTGCCGCATCTGTCCGAACAGCAAAAGCAGGAAATGTTGCGCGCCTACCCTGAGCACGAGCGCGATGCCCGCGCCAAAGGCATCCCTATGCTCGGCTCCGGTGCGGTGTTCCCGATCGACGAGGAGCGCATCAAGTGCGATCCGCGCGAAATTCCGAAGCACTGGCCTCAGATCGTCGGGCTAGACTTCGGATGGGATCACCCGACCGCAGCGGTGCGCGTCGCCTGGGATCGTGACAGCGACTGCGTTTACGTCATCAACGCCTATCGCCGCTCAAAGGAGATTCCTGCGGTTCACGCCGCGAGCATCCGTGCATGGGGCGACTGGATTCCGGTGGCATGGCCGCACGACGGCGAGCAGCACGACAAGGGCTCCGGCGTCCAGCTCGCCGAGCAGTACCGCGAGCACAAGCTCAACATGCTGCCTGAGAAGGCGACAAACGCCGAAGGCGGCAACGGTGTAGAGGCCGGCATCATGGACATGCTGGAGCGCATGCGCACGGATCGCTTCAAGGTGTTCCGTGGTCTCAACGAGTGGTTCAGCGAGTTCCGCACCTACCATCGCAAGGACGGCAAGATCGTGAAGGAAGTCGACGACCTTATGAGCGCAACCCGTTACGCCGTCATGATGCTGCGCGAGGCAATTGTGCAGCCGAATGCGAAGCCCCTCTCCTACAAGGCGAAGCGGTACGCATGAGCGACACAGAAGCCCTGTCGCCCGAAGAACTGGTCACGCTCCTTGAGCAGGAGAACAGGCGCGCTGTCGGCTACCTCTCCGATGAGGTCAGCCAGGATCAGGACGACAATCTCGACCGCTATCTTGGCCGCCCTTACGGCGACGAAGAGGACGGATCGTCCAACGCCATGTCGATGGACGTTGCCGAGGTCGTCGACTGGGCGCTCCCCGATCTCCTGGAGCCGTTCATCAGCGGCAGCGACATTGCCGAGTTCACGCCCGCCCGCAAGGGCGACGAGCCGCACGCCAAGGCAGCAACCGAACTCGTCAACTACGTCGTCATGCAGGAGAACGACGGCGTTCTGCTTCTGCACGATGTAGCCAAGACGGGCGCCATCCAGAAACTCGGCGTGGCCAAGGTCTACTGGGAGGCGGGTGAGAAGGTCGAAGAGCATACCTTCACCGGCCTGCCGGCCATGGTCGTTGCGGAGTTCCAGGCGGAAAGCGGCGTTGAGATCGTCGAAAGCTCTGCAGAGCAGGTCACGCTGGCCAATGTCGATCCGAACTCTGCAGCGGCATATGAGGACGGCCAGTCCTACACGATCAAGGTCAAGCGGACCAAGAAGACTGGCAAGTGCTGTGTCACGGCAGTGCCGCCCGAGGAATTCAAGGTATCGCAGCGGGCCGTGTCGCTCGATACAGCGGTCTACCTCTGCCACGAGACGGAGAAGACCCGCGCCGATCTGCTGGCGATGGGTTTCGATGAAACCGCCGTCATGTCGGCCAAGGACTCGGACAGGACGACCAACGAGCGCAGCGATACGCGCTTCGAGGATCAGGAGCGCAACGAAAGCCCGGACTCGCAGAAGCTCGGCGAGGTGTTGACGCTCAAGGAAGAGTACCTGCGGCGCGGCACCACGACCGTTCAGGCGTTCCGCGTCGGCAAGACGCTGATGGCGGAGCCTGTGGAAGTGCCGTGGCATCCGTTTGTCGCGTGGAGCCCTGATCGCATCCCGCATCGCCTCATCGGTCTGGCCATCGCGGATAAAGTCAAACAGACGCAGCGCGTCAAGACGGTCCTGACGCGGCAGTTGCTCGATAACGTCTACCTCGCCAACAATCCGCGTTTCGAGGTGCCGGACCAGTCCGTCGGGGAGAACACTTACGACGACCTGCTGACCTACCGCGTCGGTGGCCTCATCCGAACCAAAGGGCCGGGCGGCATGTTGCGCCCGATCGAAGTCCCCGACAGGTCGGCAAACGCCATGCAGGCGATCATCTACATGGACCAGGTGCGCGAGCAGCAGTCGGGCATCGTCAAGAACGGCATGGCGCTGTCGAGCGAGGTCATCGACGCCAAGAGCGCCACGGAATCGCGTCGGCAGGATCGCAACGAGCAGACCCGCAAGCGGCTCATGGCCCGCATGTTCGGCGAGACGTTCGTCAAGCCGCTGTGCGAGAAGGTGCTGAAGACGGTCATCAAGTATCAGGACTTCGTGTCAGAAATCCTGATCGGCAAGGACTGGCGCGAGATCGATCCGCGCCCGTGGAACGCCGACATGAAAGCGCGGTGCTCGGTTGGCTTGGGTCACACGAACCGCGATGAGCTGGTGTCGGGCGCGCAAATCCTTCTGGCTGTCCAACGCGAGGCCCAGGCGATGGGCATGGCACGCCCAGAGCATCTGTTCGCTTCCGGCGAGAAGCTGGTCGAGGGCCTGGGGTTCCGCCACGCCGAGAAGTTCTTCGTCGATCCCTCCACGCCGGAAGGCCAGCAGGCCTTGGCCGCATGGCAGCAGGCGCAGGCTCAGAACCCGGCGATGGCCGAAGCGCAAGGCAAGCTGCAGATCGAGGCTGCCAAGACGCAGATGCGCCAGCAGCTCGACCAGCAGGCCGCCGCTCACAAGGCACAAATGGCACAAATCGAGGCCGCCACGAAGCGGCAGATCGCCGAGCTGCAGGCTCAGATGGATTACCGCATCGAGCAGATGCGGATTGCTGCCGAGACGCAGGCCCAACGCGAGCGCACCGAGGCCGAAATGGGCCTCGCCTACTGGAAGGCGGAGCAGGAGCACGATATTGCCCGTGAGACGGCGCGCACGCAGCAGACCAACGGCAATGGCGTGAGGTTCGGGGGCAAGGTTGGATAAGAAGAAAGCTCAGATCGCCGCAGCGCGCCGCACCAAGGAGCTGATGGAAGGCGAAGGCGGCCTGAAGGACGTTCTCGATCGCGTCGAGCGCAGTTACCTCGACGCGATCGTCGGTACGGACGTGACGGACACGGCCACCCGCGAGGCGCTTTATCACCGCACCATGGCGCTGCGCGACATCAAATCCATGATGGTCGCCCTGATTTCACGGGGCGCGGGTGCGGAAACCATCGTGCGGCGTCTTTCGGACATCCGCAAAACGGCAGCCTGACAGGTAGGATATGGACATCAGTGCAGACGCTGCGCCGGCTGGCGACAGCGCGACGACTCGCGAATCTTTGGCAGGCATGTTTGCAGCGGAACTGGCCGCTGAACGTGAGCCGGAGAAGAAGGATGAGCCCGCCGTCGAGGCGCGCGAACAGGTTGAAGCCGCAGCGCCGGAACCGGCAGACGCGGCCGACGAAACGGTCGAAGAGACCGGAACCGCAGAGGCAGAACCTGACAGTGAGCCCGACGAGGCTACCACTGCTCCGGCAATCGACGCGCCGAGCGGGATGAGTGAAGCCGACAAGGCGAACTTCGCCAAGCTGACACCCGAGCTTCGCGCTTGGCTCAGCAAGACGAAGGCCGACGCCGATGCCGCCTTCACGCGCAAGAGCATGGAAGTCGCAGAGGTCCGCAAGAAGACCGACGCGCAGCTCCAGGCTCTGACTGGTGCCATGCAGCAGTACGACGCGATTCTCGCGCGATACACGGATACCCAATTGCAACCGCCTGATCCGGCGCTTCGGCAATCGGACCCGTTCGCATACGAGGAACAGCTCGCGTCCTATGTGCAGGCCAAGCATCAGCAGGAGGTCGCGCTCCAGGAACGTCAGCGGAATGCCTCAGCCCACGCAGCACTTGTCGAACAGCAGCGCGGGGAATGGCTCAAGAGCGAGGTGTCACGACTTCAGCAGATCGCGCCCGAACTGGCCGACCGTGGCCAGAAGGGCGAGGCCCTGCGCAAGTCGGTTGCAGAGTACGCGCTCAAGTCCGGCTACACCAACGAGCAGCTTGCGGCGGCTTCGGCCACTGACATGGCGACGCTCATGAAGGCGATGCGCTACGACGCTGCGCAGTCGGCCAAGGCCGCTGCAAAGCCCGCAGCCGCACCGCCTCCGAAGGTGTCAACGCCGGGTCCGTCGAAGGCCGCTGGTGGTCGCCCCTCCAATCTCGCCAAAGCAGTCCAGAACCTCACGCAAGCCGGCACCCGCGAAAGCCTCGCCGCTGCCTACCTTGCTGAAATCCAGTCGGAGAGACGATAAATGGCTACCGTAACCAACGCATTCACCACGGCATCGGCCGTTGGCATTCGCGAAGACCTGTCGGACCGCATCCACCGCGTTGACGTGGAAGACACGCCCTTCATGTCGCGCATCGGCACCACCACGGCCAAGCAGACCCTGCACGAGTGGCAGACCCGCACGCTTTCGGCGGTGAACACCAACAACGCCGTACCTGAAGGCGACGAGGTGTCGCGCTCGGCTTCGACGGCCAACGTCCGTGTCTCCAACGTCTGCCAGATCAGCCGCAAGGACGCGACTGTCACCGGCACGTTGGAGACTGTCGACAAGGCTGGCCGCGATTCCGAGATGGCGCTTCAGATGGCGGATCGCACCGTCGAGCTGCGCAAGGACATGGAAGCCGCGCTGATGAGCAATCAGGCGTGGGTGGCGTCCGGCACGCGCAAGCTGCGCGGCTTCGAGGCGTGGATTCGCACCAACTCGGCACGTGGTGCCGGCGGTGTTGATCCTGCCGATCCGACCAGCACGCCCACCACGTCGGCCACGGACGGCACGCAGGCGGCCTTCACCGAGGCCATGCTCCTGACCACGCTGCAGGAGATCTATGTGGCCGGAGGCAATGCCAAGTTCGCGCTGATGGGTCCGCACGCGAAGAAGACGGCAAGCGCGTTCGTCGGCCGCGCCAACTCTCAGGTGGACATCGGTAAGACCACGATCCACCAAGCCACCAGCCGTTATGCGAGCGACTTCGGCGACATCGATTTCGTGCCGCACCGCTATCTGCGGTCGTCGGGACGCACCGTCGCTCTCGTCGACCCGTCGAACGTCAAGGTGGCTTATCTCCGCAAGTTCGTGCGCTTCCCGCTCGCGAAGATCGGTGACGCAGAGACCCGCGTCATCCTCTCCGAGTACACGCTCGAAATGTGCAACGAGAAGGCCCACGGCGTCATCGCCGACCTGCTGACTTCGTAACGGTGGAGTGATCGATGAGCAAGAAAGACGCCGCACCGGCTGAAGCCGGGCCGCCCGAGATGGTCGACGTGAAGGTGCTGGCCTACAAGATCAGGACCAGCGCCGGCCGTCTCATCGAGGGGCAGATTCACCCGTTGCCGAAGGCTGAGGCGGAAGCGCTCGCGGCCTCCGGCGCTGTCGAAGTGGTGAGCTGATGGCGATCGTGAACCCTTACGAATGGAGGGTTCTGTCGGAGCGGCCGGGGAAACGCATCCTCGGCCGCGTCGATCCCTCGACCATGGAAGTCGAAATCTGCGAGGAATGGCTCGAAGACCCGTATCTGCACCAGGCCCGCGTCATGCGGGATGCAGGGCGGGAGAGCAAAGACCTCATGCCGCTCGCCGTGATCCCCCCGAGCGTCGAGGCCCGTGCCATCAAGGAGGGCTGGATCAACGACGACAAGCAGTGGAAGCGCTGGATCAACGACATCGATAACCGCAAGCTCAAAGTCACGGACGGTCTGGCATGACGGCCATCACCGACCACGCCAGCCTCAAGGCGGCGGTTCTCGACGAGATCATCCGTGCTGGTGCAACGGACATCGCGCGGTTGCCGCGCTTCATCCAGTCTGCCGAGCAGATGATCGCGCACGGCACAGCGCAGGCTCCGGCCGTCCGCATCGAGGACATGGAAGCGAACGCTGACATCGCGTTCACCAACGGTGTTGGGACACGTCCCGCGAACTACATGGAGCAGGTCCGGCTCTATTGGGACGGCAACTACAATCTGAAGCTGACCTACAGGACGCCGCGCGACTTTTGGGAGCATCGCTACCTCAACGGCGCCGGTTCGCTTCCCGTGATCTACACCGTCGAGGCGACGACCATCCATCTATCGCCAACGGCAACGGGCACGGGGAAGCTGCGCTACATCGCGAAGCTGGCCGCTCTGAGCGGTGACAGCGATACCAATTGGCTGTTGTCCAATACGCCGGTCTACTTCCACGCGACCTGCCTGCAGGCGTTCCGCCACCTGCGCAACATGGAGAAAGCTGCAGAGCACATGGGCGCCTACATCGACGCTGTTACGGCTCTGGAACGCTCCGACGAGAAGAAGCGAACGGGCGGACGGTCGCTCTATCCGCGTGTGCCGAGGTCGGCGATCTGATGGCCGACAAGACTCCGATCCCGTTTGCACCGTGGGAGCCTGACAAAAGCGAACTCGCTGCCCCTCCGATTGTTCGTGGTGTGCTCAGCCAGGGCGGGCGTTACGTGCCGTGGCCGTCCCTGACGACGTATCGCGCCGGGGCTGCGATCGGTGATCGTGCGCTCGGGGCGGCGACGTTCTATCAGTCGAGCGGCACGGCGGCGACGTTCATCGGGGACCAGACCCGGCTGTACCGCATGGTCAGTGGCGCGCCGACGGACGTGAGTCTCCCGGCGCTATACGCCGCCGATGCGGATTGGGCGTGGAGCTTTGCCCAGTTCGGAGACAACATCATTGCGTGTGCGGGCGGTGTTGCGCCACAGCGCTACATTCTCGGCGTGTCGAGCCGGTTTGCCGATCTCGGCGGGTCGCCTCCGGCCGCCGACACGTGCGCGCGGGTGCGGCAATGGCTGTTTCTCGGCAAGGACCGCACTGTCAGCGTATCCGGCGTCAACGACGTGGAGAAGTGGACCTTCGACATTGCCGACAGCTCGCTGCAGACGACGTTGGGCCAGGAGGCCGGCCGCATCACGGTCATGACGGGCGGCGAGAACGGCGCCATCTTCCAGGAGCGCGGCATCACGCGCGTCGGATTCGTCGGTGGCACGGTGCCGTTCCAGTTCGATGAGGTCGAAGGCGGGCGTGGCTGCGCTTCGCCGCGGGGCGTCTCGACGTTCGGTCGCCTGTCCTACGTGGTCGCAGAGGACGGTTTCTATGTGTTCAACGGCCTCGAAACGCAGGCGCTCGGCTCCGGGCGCGTCGACGCATGGTGGACGGAGCGCCTTAACTACGCCTACCGGCATCGCATCTCGACGGCTTTCGACGCCCGGCGCAAAACGTGGCTGATCGCCTACCCGACGCAGGGATCGACGACCTGCAACGAAATCCTCGCCTATTCGGTCGCGGACGACCGTTGGAGCTACACAGAGCAGGACTGCCACCTGCTGTTCGAGATGCCTTACGAGGGCGTCAGCATCGACGACGGCGACGCGATCACGGCTCTGGTCGGCACGACCGATCTCGACTCGATCACGGCCTCGGTGGACTCGCCGTTGTGGTCTGAAAGCCGGCGCCAGTGGGCGGCAATCGGCACGGATCGCAAGGTGAGCCTGTTCACGGGTGCGCCGCGCGCCGCCAAGGTGAGCACAAGCACGTTCGAACCGACGCCGGGCGTCAAGACATTCGCAAGTGAGGTCTGGCCAATCACAGACGCGGAGTATTCCAACGTCACGGCGACCGTGCACACGCGGCTCAACCGTCTTTCCGAGGTCGAATCCGCTCAAAGCGCGACCATGCTGCCAGAGGGGTTCGCGCCCGTGCTGACGGAAGGCCGCTACATGCGCGTCGAGATCGACATTGCGGGCGGTGCGGACTGGACCGAAGCCAACGGCATCCACGTCGAGGGACAGCGCAGTGGTAGCCGTTAACCAGGCGCTTCAATACCCGGTCGGATCGAGCAACGAGCAGCTTCGCGCTGCTGTGGTCCGTCTGATCGACGTGGTGAGGCAGGGCCTTGGCGGCGATGTCTCCGGCGACCTTGCGGCCTTGCAAGCCGAACTCGACGCGCTGTCCGCGAGCTTCACGACGCTGTCCGGCGACGTGACCACCAACCTCGGTGTGTTCGAGGTCGATCTCGCCAACCTGCAAACGGCGTTCGAAAGCCTCGTTACAGAGGCGCTGACGGATCAGCAACTTCTCGAAATCGCCATCGACCATGCCCGTGGCGACGTGCAGGGCTCTCGAGCCGAGTTCGAGCAGTACATGCAGCAGCAGCACCACGAGTTGCTGGCTGCGATCAACCGCATTCGCAGTTCCGCCCACGACAACACGGCCCTGATCGTCAACGAGCAGATTTCGCGCGTCACTGAAACGGAGGCGATTGCGTCCACCATCACCGGGCTGGTGACGGACATCGCCAACAACACGGCATCGATCCTGACGGAATCGCTGGCGCGCTCGACGGCGGATGATGCGCTCGCGGGTCAGATCACGACGATTGAAACCGATGTCGCTGGCAATACGGCGGCGATCACGGCAGAGGCGCTGGCGCGATCGACAGAGGACACGGCGCTCGCCGCGCAGATCACCACGGTTGCGGCGGGTGTGGCCGCCAACACTGCCTCGATCGCGACTGAGGCCATCGCTCGCGCGGATGGAGATTCCGCACTTGCTGCGACGGTTTCCACGGTCTCGACGACGGTCAGCGGTCACACGGCCTCGATCAGCACCATCAACGCCAGCATCGACGGGTTGCAGGCGTCGTGGTCTGTGTCGGTCAACGTCGATGGCAACGTTACGGGTCTGGTGCGCCTCTCCGGCGACAACCAGAGCAGCTACTTCACCGTACTGGCCGACAGTTTCCTCGTCGCCAAACCGGACGGGACCAACGCCACGGCGATGTTCGGTGTTGGCCAGGTCAATGGCGTTACGCAGGTCGGCATCAACGGCAACCTGATTATCGACGGCTCTGTTCTGGCGCGTCACATCACGGTCGGCTCGCTCGACGCCATCACGGCCAACCTCGGCACGGTGACGGCCGGCGTCATCCAGTCTCCGGGCGGGGAAACCTACTGGAACCTCGCCACGGGCGAGCACCGCTTTGCCTACTATACGGACTGGATCGAGAATCTTGAGTCCCAGGTCACGGCGGCCGATGTCGCGCTGAACACGGCCGTAACGGACCTTCTTGCTGCGGTCGGGCTCGTCGAAGCCGACGTTGCGGCCTTGCAATCCGGAGCGCTGACACCGCAAGAGCGGTTCGAGATCGCGCTCGATCACTCCATCGACTCGGTACAAGGCTCGCGCCGCGAGTTCGAGGTGTGGGTCCAGAACGAACTCATCCGCGTTGCGCAGCTCGCCCTGACGACAAGCCGGTACACGCGCGACAACACGGCGGCCATTGTCACCGAGCAGGTGAGCCGCGTTTCCGACACCGAGGCGTTCGCCTCGCAGGTGACGGCGATCACGGCCGATCTGGCGTCGGCCAGCGCCGCGCTCGTCACCGAGCAGATCGCCCGCGCGGATGGTGACAACGCCCTGGCGTCGAGCGTCGCCACCGTCGAGGCCGGCGTTGCGTCGAATACGGCGTCGATCACGACCATCAACACGGTGCAAAGCGGTATCCAATCGGATGTCTCGGCGCTCGAAAGCGACGTGACCGGGATCACGACGGACTTGGGTCAGGTGCAAGCCCAATGGGGCGTTGCGATCAACGTCAATGGGCAAGTCGTCGGCCTTGTCCAGATGGACGGCAGCGCGAGCGGGTCGCAGTTCGCCATCGTCGCAGACAAGTTCGTGGTCGCGCATCCGAGCGCGCCGGGGACAACCATCACGCCTGTCGTGGTTGGCCTCGTCAACGGCGTCTCTACCATCGGTCTCAACGGCTCGGTTGTGGTCGATGGAACGATCCTCGCCCGGCACATCGCGGCCGGTCAGATCGACGCCAGCAAGATCAACGTTGCGAGCCTCGCGGCGATCAGCGCGAACATCGGGACTGTCACGTCGGGGCGCCTGCAGAACACGACCAACTCAATGTATATCGACTTCAACACTGGCGCATTCAGGCTCGGTGGGTGATGGGGTACAGGATCATGGGCGATCCGGTCACGGGAAACGTGGCCATCTATAGCTGCGCATCGCCAACGTCGACGGACGACGAGCCGCTGAATGACCCGTACACCATCGCCAATCTGCAACGCACGCAAATCCATTCGGCGCATATTTACCCGAGCACGACGGCGGCTCTGACGCAGGCGGCGACGGTGACGATCCCGGCCCAGTCGGCAGATACGAAGTATTCCGGCCAGATCAACCTGTTTGCGCACGGCAAGGGCGAGCCGTGCATGGTGGAGGGGCGGTTCCTGAACCTAGAAACGTCAGGCAACCACGTCGCGATCAACGGCTCGATGCCGGTCAACGTCACGCCTACCGGGCATGCCACATGGATCGCGCTCGGCAGCACCAACACCCACGTCGTCATCGTTTATTTCGGCATAACGTATGCCGGGTTCTCTGCGTTCAACCTGACAATCGAGGCGAGCGCCTACGACTATCTCGCGAGTGGTCCTGCACCGACTGGAAATCCGGCGCTGCCGTTGATCGACTACGCTCCGGGCTCGTCGCCTCCGTATCTGACGTTCGGGCGCGGGAAGATCGACACGCGGCGCCGCTACATCCGCAAAGTCGACACGAACGCCGATTTTGCGATGGCGACAGGGCCGACGCTATCGGTCATAGGCAGCGGCGAAACGGGCGTGACGGCATCAGGGCGAGGGTCGTGGGTGCAGGAGGAACTGGGCTGGCGCTGGCGCTACTCGTGCGCCGGATACACCAAACAGACGCTCGTCGGATGGAACGGCGCGGCGACCAACGGCGGAACCTACGAGGCGCCGCACATCCTTGTTAAGCTCTGACATGGCGCTCGAATACTTCCCCCTTACCGGACGCATCGTCCTCGACGACAACTCAGGGCATGTCGTGTTCGATAGCGACGAGGAATTTCTGAACGTCCACCCGAGCGATGTGATTACAGCGTCAGTGTCTGCGCCGCAGCGCGTTGCCTACTCAGAAGGCGTGGACGGCGATCAGATCGTTGTAGACATCGAGATGGACTATCCGATTGCAGTTGTCGAGGTTCCGGGTGCGCGCATCGTGCGTGGCATGATGCGGGTGAGCAGTCCATCCGATCCGGGCCCTCTCGAAGGGGTGTGGGTACAGGCAACGGGAACCCAAGTTCCAGTTGTTGATGGAGTGTCATCGACGACAGTTCCTCAAAGCGACACGGGAGGGTTCACGCGCGTTGCTGTCATTCGTGGGTTCAGTCTGTACGTCAATGACGCAGGCGTGCTCATGCTTCGCGAACGTTCGGTCATGCGGGCACGCGATCCGGGAGGACCGCCAGCGTCTTCGCGGTCCATGCCGCAAACGACGATCGAGTTCAGGCTTATGGTCGGATTCTTCCTCGGGGCTGATTTCTCGCCGAAGCCGGCTATTTCGTGGGTTGGTTCAGAGGGTTCCATCACGGCATCAACGCAGTTCAACGGATCGATCGACTTCGGCCCTTCGTTCGACGGCAGGGTCTGCATGGTCGGGATCATAACGTGGAACTCTACTGCTGCGGTATCGTCGGTGACGATAGGAGGACAGTCGGCGACGATACGCACACAGTCGTTTCCAGGCTATGGATCAGTTCATCTCGCCAGCGCAAGCGGCGTTACCGGATCGTCTCCGACTGTCAACGTGACCATGGCGGGTTCCATCACGTATGGCAGGCTGTTTTTCTTTGTGGGGCGGAACGTCGGAACTTTCATCGGTGCTTCGGCATCCGGGACAAACGCAACCCCTCTCACGGCCAGCATGGATGTGAGTCCAGGATACGCTGGCATTGTGCTCGGGTCCGGGTTCAACACCGCCAAGGTTGGCGCCATGACGGGCGTCTCTCAGTTTCACAACCATTCCAACTTCGTCGGTTTTTTCGGGCTGTCCCCGATCGGTACGACTGCCGGTAGCGTCGTGGCATCAGGCGTAGGGAACGTGAGCGGGGCAACCGCAAATCTGGCGTTCATGGCCGGGTTCAGGTTCGGTGTCTGAGGGGGGAATGATGGCCTACGGGGACAAGCAGGGGGACAAAACTTGAGCACCTATCTCCAATCCTACCGCGTCGGAACGCTGTCCGTCGCCAATGGGTCAACCAGCGTCACCGGAACCCTGACGCTCTGGTCGGCAAATGTCCTTGCTGGCGATCTCATCATCGTCGGCAGCACCTTGGCTGAAGTGGCCAGCGTCGAGAGCAACACGGCGCTGACCCTGGTCTCAGGGTGGACAGGGACCACCGTGACAGGATCGGCTTACGTGATCCACCGCTGGTCGCGCGGATGGCTTCAGGCCGGCACGACGGCGCTGCTTTTGGCGGATTACGTGTCGCGAATCCCGACCTTCATCCCGACCACGGGCGCACCGAGCGATGCGGTCGGTTCTCCCGGCAACATCGCCGTCGATACGAGCGCCAACGTCTTCTACGTCAAGGGCGCAACGACGTGGGGAAGCGCTGTCTCGATGGTCGGGCCGACGGGCCCGGCCGGCGCCAGTCAGGCGTTCAGCGAAAACCTGCTCATCAACGGCGACTTCCAGATCAACCAGCGCGTCGCGGCAAACGGTTCGATCACGGCCAACACCTATTGGCGCGACCGCTGGAAGGCGGACAGCTCCGGTGCCGCCGACGCGAGCGTCAGCGGGTTCACGGTGACGCTGAACAGCGGCATTCTCGTACAGGTCATCGAGACGGCCATCTGGGGCTACACGTCGCTGTCAGGCGTCGCCTGCACCGTTTCTGTCGAGGCCCCGAGCGCCGATCTGACGGTGACGCTCGGCACGGTCACGGGCACCATCACGGCAGGCTCTGGCCGGCGCTCGGTGACGATCACGCCGAGCACCAGCGGCAACCTCAATTTCAAGATTCAGAAGGCGACGGCAGGAACTGTAACGTTCGCCCGCGTCAAGGTCGAGGTCGGGTCGACGCAGACGGCGTGGATCATGCGGCCGCAGCCGAGCGAGCTGCGGCTCTGCCAGCGCTACTACGACAAGAGCTATTTCATCACTGCGGCGCCAGGCGCAACATCTGACCTCGTGCGTGCTGTTTCGGCCCTGGTCGATGGTGCCTATGCGACCGGTTTCAGGTTCGCTGTGCCCAAACGCACGTCACCGACGACGGTTGTCTACCATCCCAGCACCGGCACGGTGAACGAGATGCGCAAGTTCACATCAGGCGCGGCCATGGCCGTGACTTCGACGCAGGCCAACGAGACGCAGATTCGCTATCTCTCTGTCACGAGCGGAAGCGACGGCGATTTCTACGAGTACCATTGGACAGCAGATGCGGAGTTGTAAGCCATGAAATGGGGCGACGCAAAACACACGGTTATCGTGATGCCGGACGGTCGGAATATCCCGGTCGATCCTGAGAACCGCGACTACCAGATGATCGACCTCTCGCAGGTCGCTCCCTACGAGCCGCCGCAGCAATGATCCACATCGAGGGCGTCCGCAGGGAGCACGTCGGCATGTACTGGCCGCACGTGGTCGGGTGGATCAAGAGCGCCATAGCCGACGCGGGTCACTGCTGGACGCTCGACGACGTGGCCGCGCGTTTGGACCAGCAAATGATGCAGCTTTGGTGCATCTGGAATGGCCCGAATATGATAGGATGTCTCGTCACTGAGACCTATCAGACCGCGCGTGGTTTTACCTGCGGAATCCCCATCGTGTACTGCTCCGACATGGAGCTTGCGTTGCCCAAGTCGCTCGAAACCATCGAGGCGTGGGGCCGCTCCTTGGGTTGCGTCAGGTTGCAGGGTGAAGGCCGTCGAGGCTGGGAGCGCGCCTTGCGCTCCAGCGGCTGGAAAACGATCACAACGCAGGTTGAAAAGGTGCTCTGATGGGCTCTAGCAGGCAAACCACATCGCAGAACTCTACCAGCCAAAACAGCGCGTGGGCACCGACGCAGCCCTATCTTCAGCAGGGCGTGCAGGGCCTCGGGGACTGGATGAGCGGAGCAGGTGCGACCTCGTACCAAGGGCCGCGCGTGGCCGACTTCTCGTCGCAGACGCAGCAGGGCCTCGACCGGCTGATGTCGTCACCGGGCGCGAACACGTCGGCCAACTATTACAACTCGGTTTTGCAGGGGGACTACCTCAACGAGGGCAACCCCTACATGCAGAACCTGCAGGATGCGGTGCGCGCCAACATCATGCCGCAGCTCAACTCGCAGTTCAGCGCCAACGGGCTGTTCGGATCGACGGCGCATCAGGGCCTCATGACGCGGGAACTGTCGCGCGGCATGGCCGAGCCGATGTTCGCGGCCTACGAAAACGAGCGCAACCGCCAGCAGCAGGCGGCGGGCCAGCTTCCGGGCGTCGATCAGATCATCAGCGGCAACTACCTGCAGGCCGGCAACATGATCGACCAGCACGCCCAGGCGTTGCTCGATGCCAACCGGCAGCAGTTCGAGGAAGACCGCGCGGCCCCGGTGCGCGGGATCATGGAAGCGATGCCGACGCTCAGCGGGTTGGGCGGCCAGTTCGGAACGCAGACGAGCAGCGGCACGAGTACGAGCCGCAGTTCCCCGTCGCTCGGGCAGCAGATCGCGGGCGGCGCGCTGATGGGGCTTTCGGCGCTTGCGGCCCCTGCCACGGGCGGCGCATCCCTCGGAGGGTTGTCGATCGGTCAGTCCTTGTTCAATGGGCTCGGCAATATGACTAACCAGTCTCCCATGTGGGGCGGGTACAGCATGGGGCCGATCAACAGCGGCGGTATTGGGAGTGGAATAGCGGGTCAGGCAAACGGCAATGCCGTCTTCCCATGGCCGATGAGGTAACGGGCAATGGCTGGAATCTTCGACTACATCAACAACACCGTGCAAAGCCCGATGTTCCTCGCGGGCGCCGGCCTTCTCTCGGGGGAAGGATTCGGCGGCGCCATGCAGGGCATGCAGGCGGGGCAGCGCAATCAGGCACTGCAACGCCAGCAGGCTCAGGAGCAGCAGCGCCAGCAGGCGTTCGAAGGTCTGTTCGCAGACCCGAACATGCTCAAGGGCGTGCCCATGGGTGCGGTAAACATCGCGCGTGCTGCGGGGCATGAAGTCGGCCTGCCGATGCTCGCCGGAATGCTTCCGAAGCCGCGCGATCCTCTGGATGAGCGCTACAAGCTCGCTCAGATCAAGAACCTGGAGCAGCAGGCGTCCGGTGGCGCACAGTTCGGCAAGCAGGGCACCATCATTCAGGACCGCAACGGCAACTTCTACTCGGTGCAGTTCGGTTCCAACGGGCAACAGCATGTGCAGCCGCTCCAGCTTGGCGACCAGGCGTTGCAGCCGTCCCGTGGCGTCGAGACCGTTGGGGACACGATCCGCGACAAGGCAACGGGGCGCGTGGTCGAGAACATCGGACAGAACCTCGCTGGCGCCGAGCGCGCCAAGGGCATCGGTGAGGCTCAAGGCAAGGCGATCGCGGCGGCGCCGGGCGACATATCGTCGGCCGACACGGCCCTCGAACTGATTGCATCGATCCGCAACGATCCGAGCCGTCAGCAGGGAACCGGATTCTCGTCGGTGTTCAACCGTGTCCCCGGCACCGCCGGTTACGACTTCCAGCGCAAGAACGATCAGGCGACGAGCGGCGCGTTCCTGACCGCGATCCAGCAGCTTCGCGGCATGGGTGCTCTGTCGAACGCGGAAGGACAGACTGCCACCGCTGCGGTCAACCGCATGAACACCTCGCAGACCGAACAGGGCTACCTCGAAGCGCTGGCCGACTACGAGCGTCTTGTGCAGAAGGGCCGCGCCCAAGCGATGGCGCGTCTTCAGGGCGGCGGGAATGCCATGCAGATGCCGCAGCCGCAGAACGCTCCGGCGCAACAGCGTCCCGATCCTCTCGGACTCTTTGGGGGTAACTGATGGCCTCTCTCGCTGACGTGCGGACAAAGTTTCCGGAGTACGGCTACCTCTCCGACCTGGAACTTGCCGACGCGCTGCACAAGAAGTTCTACGCCGATGTGCCGCGTGACGAGTTCGACAGGCGCGTCGGAATCGTACCAGAACAGCCCCCGGTCTCAGCCGGGGAGATGGCGGCGGATGTTGCGAAAAGCGCTGGAATTGGCCTTGTTCAAGGTGGTCTCGGACTGGCCACGCTACCGGGCAATCTTGAAGCGCTTGGTCGTGCTGGAATTAATGCTGGCGCTCGTCTGGTGGGCGTCGAAGCCCCGGTAAACCCGGACACGTTCCTGCCGAACTACAACGATGCCAAGAAGCGCGTCGAGGGCTACACCGGCAAATTCTACGAACCGAAGACGACGGCCGGCAAGTACGCGCGCACCCTCGGGGAGTTCGCGCCGGGCGCCATCGGTGGCGGCGGTCTTGCCGCTCGAGCGGCGCGTGTGGCGCTGCCTGCTGTCGGGTCAGAAACGGCGGGCCAGCTCACCGAGGGCACGGCGGCAGAGCCGTTCGCGCGCGTGGCGGGCGCCATTGCTGGCGGTCGTGTCCCGAACGTCGCGGCGCGCATGGCGACGCCGGCCCCGGCAGACGTCGGCCGCGCGGCAGCGGTGCAGACGCTCCAGAACAACGGCGTTACGGCTTTGACGGCGGGGCAGCGCACGGGCGACAACCGCGTGCGCTGGATCGAAGACGCCACGGCCATGGTTCCGGGTGGCGGCGGTCGTGCGACTGCGATGCAGAACGAGGCGGCGGACCAGTTCACGCGCGCGGCCTTGGCGCGGTCTGGCATTCAGGCCGATCGGGCGACGCCGCAGACCATGGACAGGGCGTTTCGCGACATCGGGCAGGAATACCACAACTTCGGCAATGGCGCCGTCATCACGCGCTCACCGCAGTTGGAACGGCGTCTCGACGACATTGTGAGGCGCTACCAGCGCAACACGCCGCCGACGATGCGGCGCGATGCGATCGGCAGCATTGCCGGCGACGTGGTTGCGGCAACGCGGTCTGAGACGGGGCTTCTCGGGCAGCAGCTCACCCGCTATCGCTCCGAACTCAGGCAGTTGCAACGCTCCCTCAAGGGGGATCAGGACGCGGCGCGTGCGGTTGGAGAGATGGTTGACGCCTTCGACGTGGCGCTTCTGCGATCTCTGCCAAGGCCGCAGCGCCAGCAGACGATGCAGCAGCTCCGCGACCTCAATACGCGCTACCGCAATCTGCTCGCCATCGAGGATGCGGCCAGCGTGGCCGGCGAAGGGGCGACGGCGGGTCTCATCAGCCCCGCCGCGCTCCGCACTGCCGTCAAGAAGGCCAACAAGCGCGAATATGTGCGCGGGCGTCACCCGATGGCCGATCTGGCGCGCTCCGGTGCTGCCGTGCTCCAGCCGCTGCGGTCGTCTGGCACGGCCGAACGCTCGTTCGCACAGGGCGTCATCAACTCGCCATCCGCGATGCTCTCCGGTATGGCGGGCGGGTTTGCCGGTGGCGGTGATCCAGTGACCATGATCGGCGCCGCAATGGCCCCGTGGATGGTCAAGGCGGGGACGGCGCGCGGAATCATGAGCGGACCTGCACAGAGGTATCTCGGGAACCAGCGTTTCCCGCACCAGTATGAACCTGTCGATACGCGCTATCTGGCGCCGATGGCCCCCTACATGCTGACGAGGGAGTGACATGGCAGAAATCTTCGATCTCAACATCATCGACGCCAACAACACCGGGCGTTGGCCGGACGGCATGTCGGTTCAGTCCGTCAACGACAGCGGCCGGGCGATGGAAGGGATGCACGCCCGTCACTATCGGGATACAAGCTACATTTCGATCTCAGCAGGCACGGGCGCGGCGTACACGCTGACGCCCAACAGGGCTGTGGCCGCGTATCAGTCCGGGCTCGTGTTCGACTTCCTGGCCCACATCGCCAACACGGGAGCGGCCACGCTCAAGATCGGCGCTCTGGCGGCCAAGCCGTTGGTTCGGGACAGCGGCTCGGCTCTCGTCGTCGGTGACATCGTGCAGCACCAGCCTGTGCGGGCTGTGTATGTCGCGGCGTCCGATCACTTCCGTTGCTTGGGGATTCGCGCATGAGCAAGTTCCACCCCGACGAGCACTATGTCGTCGTCAGGTCAAAGCGGGATGGCTCCTACGACCATGTTGACCTGAGAACCCTGGACAGCGTTCTCGATGCGATCCCATCAGCGGCCCCTCAGACGGGCCGTTCTGATTCAGGGGATGTCGCGGCTCTGCACGCGCAGATCGAGCGCATGGCGCGGGATCAGCAGGCGGTTGTCGCGGAGCTTGCAGACCTTCGACGGATCGTCAATGCGATCCTGTCCGCCGATGTCGTTGCCTCTGTTCGCGTTGCGTGAGTTCCAGAATCCAACGGAGGGGACCATGCAAATCAGTGACGAGGGGCTGCGGCTCATCGTGTCGTTCGAAGGCAAGCTCAAGAAGCTCGGCGACGGACGGTACATCGCCTACCGCTGCCCGGCCAACGTCTGGACGATCTATGCGGGCTGCACCGAGGGTGTGAGCGAGGGCATGATCTGCACGGAGGCGGAAGGCGAGGCGATGTTTCGCCGCGAGCTTGCCAAGATCGAAGCCGGCGTGTCGCGGCTTGTCACCGTAGACCTGAACCAGAACGAATACGATGCGCTCGTGTCGCTAGCCTACAACATCGGTCTCGGGGCGCTCGGCAAGTCGTCAGTGCTCAAGCGTCTCAACGCCGGGGATCGCGCTGGAGCGGCGGCGGCCTTCGCGCTCTGGAACAAGGGCGGCGGCAAGGTGCTGCCGGGCCTCGTGTCGCGGCGTTCGCGTGAGGCCGCACTGTTCCTGAAGCCTGCAGCCGCACCGGATGCGCCGTGGATGCCGCAGCGCGTGGATGCGAGCAAGGAGCCTCTATCCCGCAAGGTTGTCGCAACGGCAACGGCAGCGGCCGGCACGGGCGCGACCTACGTGTCGACGGCCGGCATTCCGCCGCCGCCCGACCTGCTCAAGACGACAGCCGTCAACGTCGGAGCTTGGAAGGGCCTCGCCACTGGCGCCGACCCGCTGACGCTCGCCGGCCTCGCCATCGTCATCGGCGCCGTAGCGTGGTTTGCCTTCGACAAGTGGAGGGCGGAATGATGCTGTCCCGTTTCGGCCTTCAGGCAGCGGCGCTCGCCGTCGGCGCCGGGGCGCTCGTGACCAGTTGCGTTGTGCGTGATCGCTCAGTCGAGCAGCGCGGGGCCGACAAGGCTGTCGCGACGATCAACCAGCAGACGCAGGTGAAAGATGAAAAGGCTCGCCAAGCTCGCGCCGCCGCTCGCGCTCCTGGGGCTCCTGACCGGGTGCTCTCAGAGTATTGTCGCGACTGTTAGCTGTGAGGTCGGAAACCACGTCACGGTCTCGAAGCACGACAAGCTGACGGAGCGGACGGCATCCGACATCGACGCCAACAACCGCAGCAGGATTGCCGGCGGTTGTCCCGTTCCGAAACCCGAGCGCGTAGCGTCGAACACCAAGAGCTGAGCCATGCATGATGCAGCACCACAACAGGCCCACTGGCTACACCCCGCCTATCTATCCATCGGGGGTCAACAGTATCGAAGCGAGGGTCAAGGCGTTGGAGGTGTCGAGGGGCTACGAGGCCAGAGAGATGGACGCGATCCGGGCAGAGATCGGAGACCTGCGCAACGACATGTCGTCTCTGATCCATCACGCGGAAAGCCTCCAGCGCCGTGCCGCCGTGTGGGTGATCGGCGCCCTTCTGGCAGCCTGCAGCTCGCTCCTGCTCATCGTCGTAAAAATCAAAGCGCCATGGCTGCTCACGCCATGAGAACAGACATCATTGTCTGGATTCTGCTTGCAGCGACGGCAGTGCTTGTACTCATCGCTATCATGGGGATGGCCTAGGCCCTTATGGTGATGTTGGGTTCTGCTTCTCGCTTGCGCCTTTGAGCGAAGCTCTGCGGCAGCCTCCTGCAGGGATGGGTATTAGCTGCCCTCTTGTGTGATCTATGCTGCATCCGCTTCTTCGGACTGATCTTCGGCGTACCTGTCGCCGTTTTCCAGCGTGCACTCGCCGTGCTCCGTCTCCCACGTCCACGACAGCGTGATGTTGCCGTAGGCCGCAAGGATCGCGTCGGCCCAGAGCTTGTCGCCCTCGCCCCTGAGCTTGTCGCCCTCGGCCCGGAGCTGGGCGCCCTCGGCCCAGAGCTTGTCGCCCTCGGCCCGGAGCTTGTTGCCCTCGGCCCAGAGCTTGTCGCCCTCGGCCCGGAGCTGGGCGCCCTCGGCCCAGAGCTTGTCGCCCTCGGCCCGGAGCTGGGCGCCCTCGGCCCAGAGCTTGTCGCCCTCGGCCCAGAGCTTGTCGCCCTCGGCCGAGAGCTTGTTGCCCTCGGCCCAGAGCTTGTCGCCCTCGGCCGAGAGCTTGTCGCCCTCGGCCCTGAGCTTGAGACGCTGGCTCCATGCGGCGTGCAGTTTCAATTTCATGTCCCGCCCTTTCCTATGCATACCACTTCTCAACATCGTTCCACGCCGCCACGACATCGGAAAATCCGAGCGCCGTAAGGAGTTCGCACAGAACGCCGTCGGCTTCGCCGTGGGCGCGCTCGACGTCACCGCAGTCGAGCAACGCCTTCAATTCCGCGATTGCCCGCTCTCTTGTCATTGCGTCATCCGTTGTCGGCATCTTCGGCCCCTTTGTGTGGATCATAGCCCGGTCCGCAGCGACCACGACATGGCCCCCATGCCGCACTTGCTGCAAACGGCCTCGCCTCCGTTGCCGTCTGCAAACTCGCGCCACCCCTTGAAGTCGTGATCGCACGATGGTGTCACATGCACGAACGCCTCTCGGCTCGCGCCGTGCCGCGCTCCGCAGATGTCGCACGTCTCGCCCTCGTGGAGATGGCATTCTCCGCACGGCTCTTTCCCGGCGCGAGCGTTCTTCGGAATATTGATCAGCGGCATTTGCGGCCCCTTTGTGTGAAGTGAAGTTGAGGGGCCGAAGCCCCTCTGTTCAGTCGTCCCACTCAGTGTCGTTGTCGAGCCTTGTCTCTGCGGCAGACGACTTCCACCCGCGCTTGTAGTCTGCATAGTCTGCGTCAGACTTGAATGCCGACCGGGCTAGGCGCTTGTCGCCGTAGTATTGGTCGTTGCGTCCCTTGTAATATGCGCAGTACCCGGTGCCGTGCGTCTCTGCGGTCTTGGTGGTGTAAAACTGTGCGAGCATCTTGGTTCTCCCGTGCCTGGTGAAACCAATATACGCACTGTGCGTATCTCGGTCAAGCACTATTCAGTGCTAGACGCAGAATTTTTTCGTACCGAAACGGACGCCCCTGCTCTATGCCCTCCAGCGTCCGCTGGCTGATTTCTAGCCGCCCCGCCGCTGCCGCCGCGCTTATGCCCAACCCCGCCCGCCACTCCTTCAAAACCTCTGCAAGAGGCTTCGAGCGAGCGGATGCGGCGGCGGATTTGGCGGACTTGCGCATTGAGGGCTCTGATCTCTGACTTCCACCTTGCTACTGATTCATCCCGCATGGCGCGGCCTCGCGCGTTTTTTCTTCGAGCATGTCGCACAGTGCAACAAGCTCGGAATGAGTAGGCCGATACCCATCAGCGATGCCGTCGCGCAGTGCTTGCACGGCAAGCATAACGCCCTTGTTGTAGCTGTCCCAGGCGTAGTCGCGCGCCGCTTGGTTCATGGCGACGCGCTCTGCTTCAGTGATGCCCCTAGGCGCAATCATGCGCTGCCCCTTTATGTGTCTGCTATAAGTACGACTTTGCCACGTGGCGCGCGTCGATGTAGCGCTGATCCTGAAGCGCTACCAAGCGGACCTCATCCGGGCAGTCAAGGCGGGCGACGAGATATCGAACTAGCCCGATCATGCCAAGCAGCGCGTCGTGCACTTCGTCTGGCGTTGTGCGCGCCGCGTCAATGGCGGCGTCGAGGTCGCGCTCGCTCTGCTCGACGTTTTCCTGCCCCCAGTCCGTCACGTCGTCGTCTGTGTCGCCACCAAATGTGTTCATGTCCTCACCACCTTGCGAGCGAGACTGAGCGGAGTGCGCTCTGGTCTGTAATTGCGGTTTAGATCCACGTACTGAGCGAGCGTTAGAGCGGCCATCCAGATGGTATGTCGCTGAGTTGGAATTCTGAACAGGCGCTACGCGCGAGAATTGCCTCGCTGGCGCGCTCGCACACAATGCGTTCGTCTTCTGTCGGGCATCCGCCGTCAGGTGGGACCAAACAGGCGTTTAGAGCGATGCCTGCGCAAGCAAGACGCTCAGCGGACACGGCCTCGTCGATTGCCATTTGGATTGCGTTGCCAAGTTGGCGGTAACTCTCCGGCGACAACCCTAGACGGTGCGCGCCATCGTAGTCGAACACTGGCGTCCACCCGGCTAGTGCCCTACTGCTGTTCATTTGCGGCCCCTTTGTGTGAGTGGAAGGCGGGCCGTTAGGCCGCCTCCTTCTTTGGTTGTTTCGGCTGCACCTTGATGAGGCGCGTGCCGTACTGGATGCCGTTGCGGCGGATGATCGCCTCTCGGTAGTAGAACGGCCCTTGCACTTCCTTGTCCATCTCGTCTCTCCCGTGTCTGATGTGTACAATAAACACCCGCGCTGGATCGGTGTCAATATGTGTCTAGACACTTCGCAACAAATAGTTTACGGTCTAGACCATGCTGATGGGACAACGATTCAAGCGTGTCGTCGGGCTGGCTATCGATCCGAAGTTGCTCGACGACCTGGACAAGTGGCGGCGCGCGCAGGACGTGCCGCCGACCAAAACGGCTGTTCTGGAGACGGCTATCCGCGAGTTTCTGGAGCGGCGGCACGGGGGCAGCAAACGATGAGCACACGGGTGCGGCCGTTCACGCACGTCTACATCTTCGAGGCTGGCCCGTACTGCAAGGTAGGGGCAACGTCAAACATGCGGCAACGCATGAAGGATATGCGCTGTTACGCGATGCAGTACGTTTGCGAAGCTCCTGTGCTTGTTGCCGCCTGGGAGGTTTCTGATGCAGGCGCTATTGAGGCGGCCGTGCGGTCGCTAATTGGGCCGCCTGCGAAGGGTCTGGAGTGGTACAAGATACGCAAGGCGGGTGCCGTAGCTGCGGTTCGCAAGGCCATTAAGTCTGTGCATGGCGCCGTTCCGCGACGGACAGCCAAGTTCAGCCGCGTATCTGTGAGGGCCGGGCCGCTTGCGCGCATCGATGCCATGCTGGCTCGGGTTAACGCTGAAGCTCAGGCGCGTAGCGCGGTGTACAATCAGTTCAAGTTCGACGAGATCGAGCGCTTGCGCAAGGCTGGCGCGCGGAAGCGAACCAAGTAGAGGAGACGATGCCATGCTGACGCGGTTTCTCTGCTTTACAAGTTGGTGCAGACCGGGACGGCGCTGCTGCTTGTGCAAACACAAGTCGTAATGGAGCGGTGACTATGGAAGCTAACGACGTGAGGCGCGCGTGTGTCGCTGCGG